AATATGTTTTTAGGACATAGTAATAGTTCCAAAACAACTGCGATGATATTGGCCGCGGCTGATGCTCAAAAGAAAGGACACTTACCTGTCTTTATCATTACTGAAAAGAAATGGAGTTGGGAACACGCTGTTGAATTAGGTTTAGAAGCTAAAAAGAATTCTGACGGTGAGTGGGACGGTGACTTTATCTTTAATGATGGGTTTGATTATATCGAACAAGTTACTGACTTTATCAACGAAGTATTGAACGCTCAAGAAAAAGGAGAGATTCAACAATCAATTTTATTTCTTTGGGATTCAGTAGGTTCAATTCCTTGTAAAATGACTTTCGATGGTAAAGGTGGTAAACAACATAACGCAGCCACACTTGCGGATAAAATTGGTATGGGAGTTCACTCAAGAATTTCTAAATCAAAGAAAGAAGACTACGCCTATTACAATACCTTGGTAGTTGTGAATCAGCCATGGGTTGCACTTCCTGATAATCCATTTGGACAACCAACAATCAAGGCAAAAGGTGGAGAAGCTTTATGGTTAGCATCTTCGTTAGTATTCCTTTTTGGTAACCAAGCAAGTGCTGGTATTAACCACATCACCGCAACCAAAGGTGGAAGAACCGTAAGATATGCAATCAGAACTAAGATTTCAATATTGAAGAACCACGTAAATGGTTTGGGTTACAATGACGGTAAGTTGATTGCGGTACCACAAGGATATATTGAAGATACTAAAGAAGCTTTAGAAATTTACAAGAAAGAGTATTCACAATATTGGAATGGTATTTTATCAGGAACTGGCGAGATTACTTTAGAAGAAACAACAGACGATATCAGCGAGTAAGAAACAATTTTTATCACCTCTAATTTAACAAAGTGACTAAAACACTTTTAGTAGACGGAAACAATTTATTTAAAATAGGATTTCACGGAGTCAAAGATTTATACAGTGATGGGGACCATTTAGGTGGAATCTATCACTTCATAAACATTCTTAGAAGATTTCTACAAGAACATGACCACGATAAAGTGGTTGTATTTTGGGATTCTAATTCGTCTATCCGTAAATCAATCTACCCACAATATAAGGCTAACAGACGACAAGATATGAATGAGGATAAGTACCAATCATATCTTAATCAACAATCAAGAATTAAAGAATACCTTGAAGAAATTTTTATAAGACAAGTTGAAATGATAAATAATGAGGCAGATGACCTTATTGCTTATTATTGTAAGGTTGCTGTTGAAGAACAGATTATTATTTTTTCTGCAGATAAGGACTTAACTCAGTTAATTAACGAGAACATTAGTATCTATTCACCCGTATCTAAACAATACTTTAAGAAAGGAGATAACATTATAATCAATAAGGTAGAGATACCTCATTATAACGTATTGTTATGTAAAATCTTTACAGGTGACAAATCAGATAACATAGATGGAATCGAGGGTCTTGGTGAAAAAACCTTAATAAAATACTTTCCTCAAGTGCAGGAAAAACCCTGCACTATCGAAGAATTACTCAATATTGCACGAAATATCCCGCAAAAGAGACCCATTAAAACTTTATCAAATATTTTGACTGGGAAGACAAAATCAACTATACTTGGAGAAGAGTTTTATAACACAAACAAACAAATTGTAGACCTTTCAAACCCGTTAATTACAGATGATGGAAAGACCTTAGTAGAACAAATTTACACTGATACAATAGACCCCACCGACAGGGGGTATAAAAACCTAATGAGAATGATGATGGAAGATGGACTCTTCAAGTACCTCCCTAAAGATGATGAGGCTTGGGTTAACTTTCTCACACCATTCACAAAATTAATAAGAAAAGAAAAACGAAACACAAACAAAAATTAAACGCAATGAAAGAAATGGACAGCACCAAAATGGAATTCCTTTTGACTTTGAATGACAACATTGTTGTACAAAGATTCTTCAACGTTAGAGGATTTAACCCTAAGGCGAAGAACTCGGTAGACTTGTATGATTATATCAAATCTCTAAAAGAAGAGTTGCAGTATTATCTTAAAATGAAAACAGTTGTTTACATGATGGACAACAGAGATGCAATCAGTCATGACCCAAAAATTATGGATACATCATTCACAGATGGTCCTGAAATATTTAACCTTTTTGTGAAAGTTGGAGAACAGACAATTTGTCATAGACAATTTGATGGAAAATTATTTCCGCCGAAAGTTCGTTATACGGTGGACGTACGACCATTTTTGAAAGATGTCTTAAGAGATTTAACTGACATTTTTTCAAACAACCAATTATCTTACCAATATTTGGATTTCGAAACAAGTAAGTAAGTATTTAATAAAAGAGGGGATATTTTAAAACAACTATGAACAAGAATTTTGATTATTTAGGGAACACATTTCAGGTGCAGTTACTCAACCAAATAGTTGTCGACAAGGATTTTTCACATTCCATTATGGATGTTATTGAAAGTTCATATTTCGACAACAAATACTTTAAAATCATCATACAGATGATTAAAGAGTATCACATAAAGTACGAGTCAACACCTACTTTCGACACCTTAGAGCAGATTGTAAAATCTGAGATACCTCAAGAACTTGTTGCCAAGATTGTTTTGGACACACTTAAACAAGTTAAAGACGCTCCGTTTGAGGGAACATCTTTTGTTCAAGAGAAGGCATTAAAATTCTGTAAACAACAAGAGTTACAGAAGGCGATGGACAAATCACAAAAGATTATTACTGAGGGTGACTTTGAATCTTACGACAAGGTGGAAGGACTTATTAGAGAAGCTCTACAAGTTGGTGAGTTTGAGAAAGGTGAGACAGATGTATTCGATAACTTAGAGACAGTCCTCGACGAAGACTACAGACACCCCATTCCAATGGGTATTACAGGAATCGACAAACTACTTAAGGGTGGACTTGCGAAGGGTGAGATTGGGGTTATATTAGCTCCTACGGGGGTCGGTAAAACCACCGTCTTATGTAAGATAGCCAACACAGCATTTAACATGGGTTATAACGTTCTTCAAATATTTTTTGAGGACAACCCAAAGATTATTCAAAGAAAACATTTCACGATGTGGACAGGTATTGAACCAGATAATTTGGTTCTCCACAAAGATGTTGTTATGGGTAAGATAACTGAGATTAAAGAGACGATGAAGAATGAGTTAATTTTGAAGAAGTTGGCTTCTGATAGTATGACCATGAATCAAATCAAGAATCAAGTTAGAAAGATTATTGCTGATGGTACAAAGATTGATATGATTCTATTGGATTATATTGATTGTGTTCTCCCTGAATCAAGTGCGAAGGATGAGTGGAAAGCTGAAGGTTCTGTAATGAGAGGATTTGAAGGTATGTGTCACGAGTTGAATCTTGCAGGATGGACCGCAACACAAGGTAATAGAAGTTCAATCTCATCTGAGGTTGTGACTACAGACCAAATGGGTGGCTCAATCAAAAAGGCTCAGGTGGGTCACGTAATCATCACTGTGGCTAAAACATTACAACAAAAGGAAATGAACTTAGCAACAATTGCCATTACAAAGTCACGTCTTGGTAAAGACGGAGTTGTCTTTGAAAATTGCAAGTTCAACAACGAACTTCTTGAAATAGATACAGAATCATCAGTTACATTCTTAGGATTCGAGGGACAACAGGAGGAAAGAAAAAGAGATAGAGTTAAGGAACTTCTTGAGAAAAGAAAAGAAAGAGAGTCTCAACAAAAATCCACTTAATTAAATATCTACTTTTTTCAAAAAAAACTTATTTTTTAATTAGAAATTGTTGGCCGATTGGTGTTCGGTCACATATTTATCATAAAAATCAACGATTTTTTAATAAAATATCAACACCTAAAAATTTACAAAATGGACATTTCAAACAGAATTTTATCGGATATTACCGTGTATATGAAATACGCAAAGTATATCCCTGAACTAAAGAGGAGAGAAACGTGGCAAGAATTGGTCACAAGAAACATGGAGATGCATATTAAGCAATATCCACAATTAGAAAAAGAAATCAGAGAGAACTACATGTATGTTTACAGAAAACAAGTTCTTCCATCAATGAGGTCAATGCAGTTTGCAGGAAAACCTATTGAGATTTCACCAAACAGAATTTACAACTGTGCCTTTGCACCGATTGATGATTGGAGAGTATTCTCTGAAATCATGTTCTTACTTTTAGGAGGAACAGGTGTTGGTTATTCAGTTCAAAAACATCACGTTGATGCTTTACCTGAAATCAGAAAACCAAATAAAGAAAGAGGAAGAAGATGGTTAGTGGCAGATTCAATCGAAGGATGGGCTGACGCTGTTAAAGTATTGGTTAAATCATATTTCTTCGGTGGTTCAAAAATTGAATTTGATTTTTCGGACATTAGAGCTAAAGGTGCTAGATTAGTTACATCAGGTGGTAAAGCACCTGGTCCTCAACCATTAAAAGAGTGTTTAATTAAAGTTGAAGGTATTTTGGATTCAAGACAAGATGGTGAAAGATTAAAACCAATCGAAGTACACGATATAGTTTGTCATATTGCAGATGCGGTATTGGCAGGTGGTATCAGAAGAGCGGCACTTATCTCATTATTCTCAGCAACTGATGAAGAAATGATTGGATGTAAGAGTGGAGCTTGGTGGGAAACAAATCCACAAAGAGGTAGAGCTAATAACTCTGCAGTTTTGATGAGACACAAAATTACCAAAGACTACTTCATGGAATTATGGAAGAGAATTGAAGCAAGTGGGGCAGGTGAACCTGGTATTTACTTAAGTAACGATAAAGATTGGGGAACTAACCCTTGTTGTGAAATTGCTTTAAGACCATTTCAATTCTGTAACCTTACAGAGGTTAACGTATCTAACGTTGTATCTCAAGAAGATTATGAAGATAGAGTTAGAGCAGCGTCTTTCATCGGAACATTACAAGCGGGATATACAAACTTCCACTACTTAAGACCAATTTGGCAAAGAACAACTGAAAAAGATGCGTTAATTGGAATCTCAATGACAGGTATCGGTTCAGGAGCTGTTTTAGGTTTGAATATGAAATCAGCGGCTAAAGTAGTTAAAGAAGAAAACAAAAGAGTTGCGGAATTACTACATATTAATCCAGCAGCAAGAACAACAACAGTAAAACCTGCGGGAACAACATCATTAACATTAGGTACATCTTCAGGTATCCACGCTTGGCACAATGACTATTATGTTAGAAGAGTTAGAGTTGGTAAGAATGAAGCAATTTATTCACACTTGAAGAACAATCATCCTGAATTAGTTGAAGATGAATATTTCAGACCACACGATACTGCGGTAATCGGTATTCCACAAAAAGCACCTGAAGGGTCAATCTTAAGAAACGAATCACCAATTCAATTATTGGAGAGAGTGAAAAAAGTTCAACAAGAATGGATTAAACCTGGACATAGAAGTGGAAATAACGCACACAACGTATCGGCAACAATCTCAATTAGAGAGCATGAGTGGCCAGCTGTTGGTGAGTGGATGTGGGAAAACAAAGAATACTATAACGGTCTTTCAGTATTACCTTATGATGGGGGAACTTACATTCAGGCACCTTTTTCTGATTGTGATAAAGAAGAGTATGAAAAATTGATGACAACGTTAAATGATGTTGATTTATCAAAAATTGTTGAGATGGATGATGATACAGATTTAAGTGGTGAATTGGCTTGTGCAGGTGGGGCGTGTGTACTGGTTTAAAAAATCAAATATGTATAATAATAAAAAAAGGGTAACATATGTTACCCTTTTTTTGTGTTAGGGGGGATTAATTGGAAAAAACCCCCGTTAGTGGATATTTATAATATATGAAAAGAATTTGTCCAAAATGTGAATGTGAGATAGTTTATAATAATTATAAATCTTATCATTCAGCAAAAACCAGAAATAGCGTTTGTCGGAGTTGTAGAACAAGAATTGCCAATGCAAGTGATAAAAGAAATTCTAAAATGGAAAACAATCCTGCATGGAAGGGATATAAAGAAATACCTTTTAGTTGGTTTAGTAAATATTTTGAAAGAAAAAGAAAAAAAAGAGTTGGAAGTGTAAAAATTACAGATGTATATGACATATGGATAAGACAAAATAAAAAATGTGTATTGTCAGGAATTGAAATTGATTTTATAAAAAGAAAGGATGGAATCTCAGCTTCAATAGATAGAATAGATTCTAATAAAGAATATAATATTGAAAATATTCAACTAGTTCATAAAGATGTTAATTTGATGAAAAATTATTTTAATCAAGAATATTTTTTAAATATTTGTGAAAAAATTTGTAATGAAAGAAAAGAAAAAAATAATTAAAATTCTACCTTCTGATTTTTATATTGAAAATGGATTTAAGGTAATGACCGAAGAATATCACGTAAAGAGAGGACATTGTTGTGGAAATCAATGCAGGCATTGCCCTTTTGAACCAAAAGCCCAAAAAGGTAATATGTATTTAAGAAAAAAATAATCCAAGTATATTTATGTGATATGGCAAATGGTACAACATATGGTTTGGCGTTTCCTTTTAATGATTCAATTAAAGGTGATTATTTAGAGTTAACTGAATTTCAGAAAGACGAAATTAAATCAGACCTGTTACATTTATTATTGACAAGGAAGGGCTCAAGATATTATTTACCTACGTTTGGTACAAGATTATATGAGTTTATTTTTGAACCTTTTGACGGATTAACATTTGATGCGATACAATCAGATATTAGAGATGCAGTTCAAAATTTTATGCCGAACTTATTAATAAATGAAATTACAATAACACCGGCTGACCCAATGGAAGAAGTTGACATTGCCACAGGACAAAACTTTGTAGGAACAAGTGAATCTTCAATCTACAGACTTCCTGGAAAAGGAACCGCAGAATATACTGCAAAAATAAAAATAGATTATGCAACAAACGGTCAAACGTTTTCACAAAGTGATTTTCTAATTATCAATATTTAACATAGATGGCTAGTCGTAAAATACCATATACAAGCAGAGATTTCCAAGCGATAAGAGTAGAACTACAAAACTACGTTAGAACTTATTATCCGGAATTAATACAGGATTTTAATGATGCCTCAGTATTTTCGGTATTCTTAGATTTAAATGCTGCGGTTGCTGATAACCTACATTATCATATTGATAGAAGCATTCAAGAAACCGTTCTTCAATATGCACAACAAAAGTCTTCG